GGCATTTGTTTTTCATTTTCAAAAAAAAACGGGGGTTTGAATGTTTTTTCGGCGTTGGGCGGTGGCGGCTTTCTTTCGGGCTTGGTAGTTGGCGCCGCGTCGGCTGTTGCATTGGTGACAGGCGGGGACCCAATTGGTTGTGTCTAGGGGGTCGATTCCGCGGTCTACTTCGATCACGTGGTCAACCGTGGTTGCTGTTGCGCGTTTGCACCAATGGCAGGGGGGTTGTTCGGCTAGTAGTTCGGCGCGGAGTCGTCGGTATTCGGGATTGTCGATGTCGCGTCGGGGTTTGCCTTTGGCGGTCATGGTCGTGCTATCCCGTCGCCTTTGCAGTCAGGGCATACGGATGGGAGTCCGGCAAAGCCTTCTGCCAACCATCCGTTCCCGTAGCAGTATCCACATAGTTTTGGTTCACTACCTAAGACACTCTCTTTATCTTTCAGAGTATTTAGTAATAGTTCTTCTTTAGACGCCTGATTATCCGTCGTCGGATTTCCAGTCGTCGGTTCGATCGTTTTTCCCCTGATTATCCCCAACTTATTCACATAGCGGGGGGCGTCATGGAAATGCAATTCGGTCGTGAATGTTCCGTCCTCGGCCCGGGCTTTGACCCGTCGCGCGTACCCGGCACGAATCAGTTCGTTGATCGCGGTTCGGATAGCGTCGCGGCCCTCGAGGCCCTGACGGGCCAATGTTTCGGCGTTGGTGCGCCAATTGTCCGGCATTGACAACACGTACGCGAGGACACCTCGGGCACGGTAGGACATGTCGGGGTCACGTAACGCCCGGTTAGGCAGAATCGTAAAGTCACGTTCTAGGCGTGGGGTTCTAACGATGGTCATGGTCGGGGCTCTTTTCTATGGTTCGGATGTTTCTTAGACGGTTGCGGGGTATGCGCCACGCTTGGCGGTATTCGCCGGGGTTCCATTCGAATTCGGGTTTGCGGACTTCCCATCCGTAGGCCCAACCCCAAATGACGGCGTGATCGGTGTCGATCTGAATGAACACGTATTTGCGGTGTGTTGGGTCGTTGTCCCGGATGATCAGGCCCCCGGCGGGGTGGGCCGACGCCCGGATTTCGTGGGTTCCGTCGTCGGGTATGTGATGGAATTCGTTGATCGGGTTGTGATAGGTTCGCCCGTTCCAATGCGCCCAAACGATTTCGGCTAATGCGCCGATGAAATCGTCGTGGAACCGTTCGGTGTCTGACCGCCAATAGTTGCCGATCTTCAAGTTTGCGGCCCTTGACGCTAGTTGGCGTTTGACGGCGGTTCCGTGGGCTAGGTCCCGTTCAAAGTTTTGGATTGGCCACACTTCCATGGCTATTCCAATCCGAGGAAACGGCGTTGTATGAATTGCACGTCGCCGGGACGCCACACATACACTTCGGGCGGTTTGATTGCCGCCGCCGCGTCCAACGTTCGCAACCAGTCGACTTGGGCTTCATCGGCACGGTTCTTACCCGCCTTCAATTCGGCAAAGATAATTCCGCGTTCTTTGTGGGCTAACACAAGGTCGGGGAAACCGACATGTCCTTGAACGTGGGTCATCCAACGGCCGTTCGCGGTCATGCCGGGGCGTACATGATGGGCTTTCCACCCGTACAAAATGCCCATAGCAATGACCTGATCTTGGAATTGGCGTTCGTTCACATGTCCCCCCGGATTTGTTGACCAAACAAACGCAACGTGATCGTCGCTTCGCCGTCCTCGAGAAATTCGACCGGACACACAAACCGTTTTCCGCCGGACATGTCGTGGATGAGCGGAAACAAATCCCCGAACCATTGACGCCGCGCGGCTTCGGTGACGCCTTCCGCGCACCACATGGTCATGTGTCGGCCTTTGGGGTCGTCGAACACTCGGATGGTGAATTTGTCGACGCCGGGCAACGTGTCCGGGACGATCGGTTTCCCGATTAGGCCGTCGATGAAATCTTTATACATGGCGTTGATTGGGTCACTCATAGCGGCGGGTCCCTTCCTGCATACGGCGTTGGCGGAGTCGTGCGCGGCGTTCGGCGCGGCCTTGACGCCACATTCGGGCGCAATCCTCGAACACTTGAATGACGATGACGGCCAAAATGCCGCACAAGGTAATGAACACAAGTTCCCGGAATAGTTGTTTCATTAGAACGGGTCCTTTTCGGTCGACGCCGCCGCCTTGGGCATACCCTTCAACATTTGGATTAGTTCTTGCGCTTCGGTGAACCCGAGGTCGTCCAATTCCATCGGGATGGTGTATCCGCGTTCCGCGGCCATGGTCCGAACCAACGTTTTTTGGCCTTGTGTGGCCTTGCCTGACCCGGCGGTGTCCTTGGCACTACCGACCGCCGATCGGGGCTCTTGGGGCCTTGTGGGGGTTGTGACGGGCTGTTTAGGGGCGCCCATCCGTTGAACCTTGGTCATTTCTTCGCGTGACGCCCTTTTTGACGGGTCCGACCCGGCAAACCCGGCGTTGGCTAACGCACGACCGACAGCGGACGTTTCGCAATTCTCAACATGGGATGTGGCGTTGACGCCGCGTTCGGTGGCGTGTTCCTCGGCCCACCCGGTCGAAATGATCGTTCCGTCGACCCAAAGTTCGGCTTTGAAAACACACCATCCGTCCCCGCGGTGAACTAGGTCGGTGATCACGCGGGTTTGGCCGTCGGTGGCCTCTAGCCACCGGGCTAGGCGGGTGGCTACTGGTTCGTAGTTATCTAGGTTGAATGTCATGTCGGGGCTCTTTTCTCATTGGGTTGTTACTGATGACTTGGTTCCCCACGGTTTCCAACCGTAAAGACGCCAAAGTTCTAAACCGACTTTCAGGTTTTGCCGTGGGTCGGTTAGATCGGTGCGGGTGCGGATGTAGCCCATTCGGGTGGCCCAACCAACGTTCGACCCGTTGATTTGCATAAGGCCGTAACTACCGCCCCACGGGTCCGCGGCGTTATAAGCCTTCGGGTTACAACGCGATTCGCGCCACATAATCCGGGCTAGTTCGTAGCGTTGCGATTTCGGCCAACCGATACGGCGTCCAAGATCGACGTATTTTTTGCATTGCGGGGATACCGCGGCGGTAGCGGGTGCAGGGGTTTGAAGTGCGGTGAGGATTAGCACGGCTACCGCAAAACGCCTAATGGCGTCCCTTTGGGACGACGGACATTTTCATTCTCCTTTAGTCGGGTTCGGGAGTGTCCCGAACAACCTAGCGGGAGGGTGTGCGCGTTTGGTGGATTACCCGCAAAATTGCCAATGCCACGCCTCAAAGTTAGGCGAAGTTGGGTCGTCGGTTTGCAGGTAGAACCCGTGCAACGGACCGTTGACGCATAGCCAATCCAACACTTTGGCGGCGGTTACGTCTAGGTCAATGGCTAGGCCAAGGCCGTGATTCGATTTGCCCGGCGTCGACGATGGGGCCATACCGGGACGCAAATACCACGTTTTCCCGTCCCATTCACGTGTTACGGTCGGTTTCCGGCCGTGGTCGGTCAGGCTATAGCGTTGCTTGAACAACCCTAGTTGGGCGTCAAACGATCGGTAATCCCCGACGTTGCGAAGTTTGATTCCGGCCAATGTGGCGGCGTCATACATGGCATTGAATGCGTCCGCGGCGCCTTCCCACATTTGCCCACCGCATTTCACGGGACGCAACATTTTGGGCGGCAACTTCCCGTTCGGGACGTTGGCCAATGCCGCGGGGACCACAAGTTTCTTATAAGGGTATTTTGACGGTTTCGCCGGGGGCGTAACCTTCAACGCCTTTTTGACGGGCTTCGGTTTCGCGTCGGCCGCGGGGGCCGCGTCAATCGCTTTACGTGCCTTTTTCGTTGCCATTAGTCGGGTCTCCCGTCGCCGTCGGCGTCCTTTTTGCCGCTAGTGGAAATCATGACACCCGAAAGTGTCCCGGATAGGAATAGCACGATCGGGGAAATTAGGTTCAACAATTCTTTGTCCGTCTCGGGCATGGTCGGGCCTTGGGGGATGAACAAAAGGTTGATGAACACGGCCACCATGGTGAGGACCAATGTTCCGGCGAGGGTCAACCCCACGTAGAAACGCAACCGGGCGTTTAGTTGTTCGGGTGTGTATGGCGGTCGGTTTGGTTGAAGTTTTTCTAGCACGATCGGGCCTCCCCGTAATAAATCGTGGTTGATGGTGGCGTTTGCCAGTTCAACGCTTTGTTTTTGGTTCTTGTCACGGTGCTAGTAGTGCAGTCGATCCACACTTTGTTTTGACAAGCGCTAGTTAGCACGGTGATTAGCGCCGCCACGATGGCCACGCGAGTTTTCATTCTGTTGGTGTCTCCTCTAATGGTGGCGTCTGCGCGACTTCTGCCAAGTAGTTGGCGTATTCCTCATCGGTCATTTCACGTTCGATGATGTTGTGTCCGTCGTTTATGTGTGTCTTTGGTTTCATTTCATGCAATCCTGTATCCGTATAGCGCGTACGCGCCAGTCATGTTGCCACTTGCTACCGCTAATCGCATACCGTCATAAGCGGTGTTATTTGTATTTCCACCCCATACATTTTCCGCTTGATAGCCGCTGTTCCGATTGAAAAAACTGGTAATTCTTGTCGCCTGTGCAATCGCAGGGCAGAAAATGTTCATTTGCAATCCGTGGTATGCGTTCGTGTCGTTTGCGCCGACGCGAATTGACGACTGCCCTGTTACGCGGCTCACAACATTGGCAGACGCGTCTAAGTCCTGCGCAATTCTTTGATACGACGACCCGCCGATAGTTGTTCCACTTGATCGAACTTGCCATGTGAAAATGTTGCTACCGGCTGAACTTTGACACTCTATGAGAAAAAAGTAATTTCGGTATGTTGCGGTAAATACGTTGTCGAGTAAAACTTCGGTTACCGCGCTGAACGACGCGCCCGTGATATAAACGAGGCCGCTATTGGCCAAGTAGGTGTTTGTGTCGGCGGCGGTGAGAACCTCGCCGCTAGTGAATGTTTTTACTGCCATTTAGAACCCCAATCGGTTTTCGTCTAGTTTGCCCCAATGGGCGTCATTCAATAAGAGATAGTTCAACGCCTCACGGTCCGAAAGGTTTAGCGTTATTCGGGTCGGCGCGTCGGGTGTCGCGGTGATCGTCCCGCCTTCAATCGTGGCGTAATACGTGTTTCCGCGAAGGGTGATTTGGGCGCCGTTGCCCGGCATGTAAAACACGGGTTGGTTCACATTGTCCAACGTCATGATTTGCGCCGGGGTTTGGGTAGCGGACCCAAGTTGAATCAAAAGGTAGTTAGCCCATGAAAGGGCGTCGCCCTCGGTTTCGTTGTAGGTGTCTTGGGCGTAGGCCCGAACGCCTGTTCCGGCGGATTGGGAGTCCAACCCGGCGGCGTTGACGAACGTCAAATCGAAGTAAGAGTCGGCTAACCCTTCGAATTGGATTTCGCTATACGTGTTTGGCGTTACGTCGGAAAAATACGATTCGTTGAAAAGGCCGTCAGGGTTGCCGGACCATAGCGACGATTCGTAACCAATCCATTTCACGCCGAGGTCGACGCGGTGCGCCTGAATGTACGCCCCGGCCTGATTAGTCAATTTTTGAAGGATTTGGGTTCCGTTTGTGCCTTTGGCGTCGGTAATCGCGGACGTTGTGCTGTCGCCGCCGTAGTAATCGAAATTGACGCCGTAGGTCGTGGCTAAACCCCATGCGGTGACACCCGCACCCGACCCGGCAGGAATTGACGCGTCGCTATCCAAGTAAATGCGGCCGATTTGTGCTAATGCGTCCTCGAGGGTGATTGTCCACCGATCGGCGTTCACCGCCGGGTTGTACGTCCACGTGAAGTCCGCCACCGCCAAAATGAATTGGGTTGTGAACCCCGCTTCATAAAACCGTATCCAGTCACCTACCGAGATTGTCGGCAAAGACCCGGGGAATACGCCTTCAATGGCGCCGCCGCCGGACCCCCATTGGTCCGTGACCGTGCGACGGCCGTAACGGTATGTCCACGATTGGCAAAGGTCGCTAATGTCCGTCCATGTCGACCCGTCGTTCGACGAATGGCTAATCGTCCAAACGTATTTGGTCACGCCGCAACCTTGATTGGTACGGGGCCCGACTGCAACATGTAGCGCCGGAGGGCGTCAACGACGGATTGGGGGTCACCGCCGTTGACGTTGATCGTCACGTTAGTGCCCATTTGGCCCATACGGTTCAGGGGGACGACCGCTTCGGGTCCGGCTTCACCGATTAGGGCGACGGTCGGGCTAGTGACAATGCCTCCGGCGGCTAGTTCGGGAATGTTTGGTACGTCGAACCCTTTACCGCCGAGGCCCGGAACCCACGACGGGATTTTGAACGACAATTTCCCGATTGTGTTATTCCACGCTTTTGCGATCGTGTTGAACATGGTCTTGTAAACGGCCAAATAGGCGTTGACGGCCGATTTGATTGCGTCGACTGTCCCGGTGAACGCCGACTTCAACGCTTTGCCGATCGTGTCCACAAGGTCACGGAACGGTTCAAATTTCTTATAGGCGGCGACAATCGCAACGCCGATAGCGACAATGGCGGCGGTAGCCAAAACAACCGGGTTTGCCGCCATGGCAAGGTTGAACGCTTTTTGTGCCACGGTGGCCGCGGTCGTGGCAATCGTCCACGCCTTTATGGCCGTGTTGGCAATCACCGTTGCCGCGGCAATCGCACCGAACGCGACACCCAACGCGACGATGAGGTCGGTATTTTCCGAAACGAATTTGGCGAGGTCCTCGAGGTACGGAAGTAGTTTTTCAATGATCGGGATGAGGGCCGCGCCGATCGACTCTTGCGCCTCACCGACCGCGACTTGCATACGTTTGAAACGGCCTTCGGCAGTTTCCGCGGCTTCGGTGGCCGCGCCGCCGAACGTTTCCGCCATGATTTTGCCAAGTTCTTGGAATGACGCGCCTTCCTTGACAAGTCCGCGCATTGACGGGTCTAGTTTGGCTAGGGCGGTTGTCTGCCCGTTGTACGCCTTCGCCAACGCGTCCGAGACGCTTGAGAGGTCTTTTCCGGTGGCGGCGGAAATGTCCATAGCCAACGAAAGGTTTTGTTGGGCTAGTTCGGCGGAACCCATGCCACGGGCCAATGTCGCCAACGCGGTGCGGAGATCGGTGTCCGCCACCCCGGTGGCCAACGTCATGGCCGAAATCATGTTCTCGGTGGCCTGAACCTGATCGTCGGTGGCCTTGGTCGAAACCTTCAATTGTCGGGCTAGTTCCGCGGCCGATTTCTGATCTTCCATCGCCGCCTTGGCGGCTTTCGCCCCGGCGACGGCCAAACCCCCAAGCGCTAACGCGGCGGGGACCGCGGCTTTTTTGATTGCGAATTGTGCCTTTTCCCCGGCTGTTTCCAATTGTTTGAATTCGGCTACGGCCTTGGAAATGCCTTTACCGTCAAATTCGGAAATGATGGGGATTTGTACGGTCATCTAAGTTCCCTGTTCACTTGTTCAACGGCGTTCAACGCCAAACGGCGCATTTCATCCTCGATAGCGCGACGCTTACGGAACACGGACGGCCCCAAAATACGGGTGTGGTTCGGTTGCAGGGGCCCTAACGCTTGGCCAAGGCTGTTCGGGTTGGCGCGTCCCGCCGTCTCAAAAATGGTTGTGCCGGGGTCGGTTTGTTGAATGTTGATCACGGCCACCGCGTCGCGCCGGGCGTCGATCTTTAGTTTCACGCCGCGCCGGGCTTTGGCTTGGGACCATGGGAACACTTGCCGACCGCGGTTTGTCCACTTCCGGGCCATGCCTGAAAGGATGGTTGGCGGATAATTGTTTTGGGCTTCCACGATGGCGGGTTTTGCTATGTCGGCGGCTTGGCGGGTAAATTCTTTCCGTAGGCCCGGTTCGATTTTGTTCAAACTACGTAGGGCGTCGCGGACGCCGACAACCTCGGTTTTCGCGGTTGCGGTCATCGTTGCCCCTTTCGTTGTTTGTTGATTACGTCGACGGCGGTATTTAGGTCCTTGGCGGTGAATTCTATTTCGTGGGGCCAATACCCGGTGGCGACCAACAATTCGGCTAGGCCCCGGCTGTAAGTGCCCCGTGGGTAGGGTTTGTGTCGTCCTCGCTAACTACGTCCAACGTGATAATTCGTTTCGCGTAGTCGTCGAACACGGCCGGAACAACTATCCCGGCTGTTTTTGACGCTTCAAACGCCAAATAGGCGAGGTCCTCGGCCCCAATGCCTTGGGCGAGGTCACCCGCCCGACGCTTGTATTTCCGTTCCCATGAAATGACGTTGAAAAGGTTCGTGGCTACCTCTTTGGGGCCGTCGCCTATGTCAACGCGAATTCGGATTTGCATTTGTTCTCCCTTGCACGGTTAGGGGTGGATGGTTACGGGGTTACGTCGCGGACCCACGTTCCGCCTTCGAATGACACTTCCATGACCTGAATTTCGCCGTAGTTGAAAACAACCGGGGCGGAAACCATGGTATTCGAGATTGTGTATTCGGGATTGGTGGCCGAAATCGCGGCGTCCTCTTTCTTGACAACGATCGTGGTATCGCCGTCGCCGATTTCGTCGAACACAAGTCCTTCAACTTCGGTTGCGCCGTAGGACACCACAAAAGTAATGGTCCCCGACACGGATTGAAGGCCCTTGGTCATGATGTGCCCGTCGTCCGCGAACGTCGTCACCTCGAGAGAGTCATAGCCGAGTTCCAAACTGACGGCCTGACATTGGTCGGTGAGATCGGTTCCGGCGAACGTGATCTGTGGTTGTGAAAGGTAGTGGGTTGCCATGTGGCCTCCTAGTTGCGTTGTGCGCCTACGGCGACGGTGATTTCGTATGCGGGAATGTCTTGACCGCCGATGGCAACAATGGTTGGTCGACCGTCAATCACGGAAATGGTCGAATTCATGATGGTGTCGGCGGTTGTGATCAGATAGTTCTCAGCGTCTTGATTGCCCGGGGGCGCGGCGAGAACCATAAGCGTGAAGTTGATCGACGCCACGTTGTTGTTTAGGCATGTGAACGTCGGCGGGTTGATCAGTACGGACATGGGTCGGGCGTTGCGGGAATCCAACGACACGGCCAACCCGAGCGCGGTCAATGACGCGGCCACGGTGTCCCGTGCGGCGGCGAAAATGCCCGTTGCGGCCATTACGCAACCTGACTACGGCGGACGCCAAGTAGACGCATAATTTGGCCCATTGAACCGATCGGTGCGGCGGTAGCCATGTCACCAAACGACGCGAACGAATCGACCGAGCCTCTTTCACGGTAAAGGCTTCCGGCATACATGACGGTTGCGAGTTTGGCGGCGCTATTCGGCGCGGTCGTTAGCGAGTCAAAATAACCCGCGTTGCGCCGCGCCGTATAGGCCCAAGCGTTAGCGGCGTCCGTGCACACCCCAACGAAGGTTGTGTCGTTAGCGGTAGCCACGGAAATACCTAGCCACGACAGAACGTCACTAGACGTAATCCACGTACATGTGGGCGCCCATGTGATTGTTCCCGATTCGGCGTCGCGTTCGAAGTCGGTTCCGGCGTCCTCGAACAAAATTTGGTTGAGGATGATTTCGTTAGTGTCGAATTCGAAGTCGCCTTCGGTGTCGACGCCAACAAACCGAAAGGTCGGGACCGCTAACACGGTGTAGGTCCCGTTCAATGCGGTTGTTCCGGCGACGGTGATTGACTGTCCAACCCCAATGTCGGTTGCTTCTAGGGTTTGCACCACGGCGTAGCCGTCTACCCGTTGGGTGTGGGTGACGGTGAATGTGGCCATGGTGCAAATCTCCTAGCGGTGTGGTTGGGTCAGACGAACGCGGCCTTACGGAACTTCGACGCGTCGATCATGAGCGTTGCGAAGTATCCGCGCCACGCAATCGTGCGCGAGATCGTCGACGGGTTGTCGATCGAAATTGCGCCCTTTTGCTGTTCGAAGATTTCGTACCCGGTCGGGTCACCGACAATCACCGTGTCATCCGCGAAGTTGCGGTCGACGACGACGCGAAGGCCGAACGCCACCGCCTCGGACGAACCGGGCGACATTGTTCCGAACGCGTTCATCGGTCCGACTTGCGGGAACAACGGACGGTCCGCGGTGTCGACCAAGAGGCCGAGCGAACGCCACATGTTCGGCGACAGGAACAAATGGGTGGGAAGGTTGCCATTCGACCCGGTAAGGATTGCCTCCGACGCGACATAGACCCAACGGGCCCATTCGGCGGGGTCGGCAATCGACGCAACCGTGAAGTTCGTCGTGTTCGACGCACCCGACACAAGGTTGTCAGCGGCCACGTTGTCGGTCGTGTTCGCGTAGATACGCGACATGTCATCGAGGACAAGGGCCAAAACGGCCGGGTCGGTCCAGTCCAAATCCTGTTCGGAAATGGTGACGTAGCCACCGTAAGCGGCCTTGGTGACCTGATTGTTGTAGACCACGTAGGTCCCGGACTGAAGCGCCGCGTTCTCGGCGGACTGAACGGCCATTGAAGTGTGCGTCGTCACTTCGGGGCGGATGAACACTTTTCCACCGCCGGGCATGGCCTTGACGCCAACGGCGTCGACGACGGGGCGACGGCCGATGAAGTTGTTGTACACCGGGCCAAGGATCGGCGTCGGCAAAATACCGGGGGTGTCGGTCGTGACAACATCCGGGGCGGCGGCGCGGATTGCCTCGGACATTTCATGCCATGCCGAGCCACCCGCGATTGCGGCGGCAAGGTATTCGGCCGCGGTCGGCAACGGAACGTCCTTACGGGCGGTCGCGTAGACGATCGGGGACACGGGATGGGTAACCGGGGCTTCGGGGGCCTCGGCCTTGATTTCGTGTGACACGTTGTTTTCCTCCTCGGAAGTGTCTTGGGGTTGGGTTTCGTCGTCCTCTGGTTCGGCCGAGGCGGCGATTTCGGTAATCACGGCGTCAGAAAACGCCGGGACCGCGACCAACGAAATTTCGATCAGATCGGCGGCGGCGACGATCATCGTTCCGTTTTTGTCGAATTTGAATTTTGTCGGGTTTGCACCGACGGACACGGAATCGTAAGCCCCGGCCTTCAGTAGCGCCACCGCGTCGCGGGAAGCGGCGGTGTCTGCCAACGTAGCCTCGAAATGAAGGCCGGTCTCGGTGTCGGTGAGAGAGGTCACCACACCGCGAAGTTGGGTTAGGTCGTGATTTTCTACAAGTTTTGCGGCTTTTTGGTTGACGTTGAACGCGCCGCGGTTGAACCTGACCTTCTGACCCCCGAGAACGGTAGCGGTTACGTCCCAAGGGACCGCCACCCCGGCTATCCGCGGTGCGGGGTTTTCGTCGTCGGCGGCGGCGAGAATTTCAACGGGTGCGGTGAATTTGATCATTCGAGGTTTATTTCGTCTTGGGGAATGTCCGGCGAGTCGTCGGGCATGTCTCGGGCGGCGGGTTCGCGGACAATCTCGGGTTGTTCAACCATGAATTCTTCGAGGTATTCGTCAACGTCGAATTGCACGTGACGGCCGTTCGGCAAAACGTCATTCATTGAAAGACGTTCTTCAATCGAATGAAGGATGGGTCGTGCGCCGAACAAAATGAGGTCTTGGCGGGACTGTTGCGCGTTTTGGTATGTCATGCCGGACTGGTCAATGCCCAACAAATAGCCGGGAATGTCCAACAAACGGGCCATTTCCAACGCCGCGTATTTGCGAGATTCGACAAGTTGCAGTTTTGACGGGTCGGACGAAAATTCTTTCCATTCGACGGCGGAATTCAACGCGCCGATCGCGGACACGCGCCGGGCGTTAGCCCACGCGGCGGCAAGTTCGCCCAATTCGTCCGCGGACATGGGTTCCGAATTCGACGTTTGTTGCAGGTATCCGGCGGCAATTTCGGTTGCCGAGAATCGTTCCGCGGCGGCGTCCAAACGCAACGCGATTTGTACCGCCCGACGGCCGCTATACACAATGCCTTGGTTCGGGGACAGAAACGTGATCACGTTCGAAACGTCCAACGGCATACCGTTGAATTCGAGGTCGGACGGCATACCGAACCATTCGGGGGATGATGGCATTTTTTGGCTATACACCATGTTGGCGGGTAGCCATTGGAACGTGGCCGGGAACCCGGTCGAATACCTCGAGGTCACGGCCCAATGTGCGCGGCCGTACATGATCAGGTCACGGGCGGTTTTGCCCATGATGAATTGCCGCGGAACCGACGGGTCCGGGCGTGACATCCACGTTTCGCCGGGAACGAAAATCTTTTCGTATTCCTCGCCGTTCCATTGGAGGACATACGATTTCAAATCCAACGTTCCGCAAACCGTGGTCAGTAGCGAGACGGCCCGGGCGATAGTGGGGACAGATAGGGCAGATTCCTCCGACGCCCCGACGGAGTAGGAATAGAACTGCCCTATCTGAGACGCACCCGCGGCCGCGCCAATAGGCGCCGACGCCATTGCGGGTTCGACCTTCCGGCGGAATCTTGCCATTGGGTCGGAGTCTGACACAAATTGGGAACTATTACAAGCATTGTGCTAACTAGCAAAAGCGACCGCCCCGGGGTTGCGTTTCGCGGTCGGTTGCGACGCGTAGGCCGCGGCCCAAACCATTGCCCGACATAGTTCGATCGGGCCCGGTGATCGGGTCGAAGTCAACGCCACCGCCCCCATGGTGCGGACCATGACGGCCCGGCAAACATGTTCGGTCAACCCTTGGTGACCCGTGTGCGTCAGGCGTCGGGCGGTGATCATGGAATGAACCAACCCGGTGAATTTCTGAATCTCTTTATAGCCGACAATGCCCATTCGGGGCCGAAGGTCCGGCGGAGTGTGAATCTCGAGGGTTGGCGTGACAAGTAGTTTCAACGTTTTGTCGGCCATGGCGGCGGTGACAGCGGCCCACGCTTCGGTTTCGGTTTTGACGATAAACGCCACCTCAATTTGGGTTTCCCCGGTGTCATGTTGGGCGGCGCGAACCCCAACGAATTGGCCTTCATCCACGTTTGAATCAACGGCGAGAAACCCGCCCGGCGGCATGACCGCCGACGTTTGACATGCGTCCCATTGGTCAGGGTCAACCCACGCGTTGTCCGCCGCAACGAACGTGTTCAAATCCTCTTGGATGAATTCTTGACGTTTCATCGTTTTGAAATCGGCTTCGAGGGCGTCCAAACCGATCAGTACTGGGGCCGACGGGTTGGCCCACATCCACCCGCCACGATTGGTCCACGGGATAGCGCCCGGCGGGGACCATTCGGCCAAAAATTGCCGGGTTGGTTCGCCGCGGTCGATCGACTCAATAGCCTGTTCCCGGTAGTTGATCTGAAAATCTGAATTAGGGGTTCCGGCGGTCCCGGACAAAAGTAGCAACGGTGACCCCCCGGCCGTCAGGGTGTTGCGGGTTTTCATCGTCGGGCGAAACCCGCGGTTGATCACATCCGATTTGAAGTTTTGAACTTCGTCAATCCACACAAGGTCCGCGGTAAAACCTCGAGCGGCGTTCTCCCGGTTCGCCATAAGAAACCAATGGGACACCCCGGCCGACGTACGAACCTCGATTTCCTCTTTCCCGTTCCCGTCCCTTTTCTTAGCCCCGAAGAATTCGACCAACAATTCGCCCACCTCACGGAACATGATCGTGGCCAACTTCATGTTGTGCGCCGCCAAAATCACCGTTTGCGGTTTCCCGCGGCGTTCCGCCATCCGCGTCACCCAATAGCCACAAATCGCCTTGCCGATCACCGACTTCCCGTTTTGCCGGGCGCACGACCAATAAGCCGACCGGGCCCAAAGGTTGACGCCGCCATCGTCGGACGAATCCAACGTCATGATCGACGAAACCAAATCCCGTTGCCACGGCAAAAGGTCCACCCGCATGAAATCTTTAGCCCACGCCGCTACATCCTCACCGAGCGACAAGCCTTCAGGCGTGATCGTTTGGAATCGGGGGTATCTACGCCCCACAAGTTCCGTTACGGCCGTCTCCGCCCCACCTAGGGCCGTTAGGGGGGGAAATGACAG